TACTCGTCTGCACTGCGTGGTTAGCATTAGGGACACCAGAGGTTGTACTCTGGTCGTACCATTTGGATACCGTTCCGTCGAAGCCTTGACCTGTAAAGGTTACTAGGTTGCTTGGGGTGCCGTCGTTGGAGCCTATGGTGTCTACCCAAGGGTCGTTGCCGAGTCCTGTGTAGCCATTAATTGCCACGGAGTCCCTTTGAATTTCCACGTTGAATACCGACCCAGTAAAGAATCTCGCAGATGCCTGAGAATTTCCAATTCTAGTGTTGTTGGTGCTAGATCCATAAGTAAATGACGTTTGACCAAAGACCGCCGAGCCAGTTTTGTATGCACCTGCGTTTAAGCTAATGCCTATTTCATTATTAGCATAGTCAATATACGCATCAATTCGGGTCTCCCCGACAGTAACCAGTGTCGTAGAGAGTAATGACTGAAAACCATCCGTAGAAACGCTTCGCCCCGACACTCGCACCTGACCGCTCGATTGTATATCAACTGCGAACCCCACGCCATTGGCACTGACATACTGGTAAAAAATATCCTCAGTTGAAGTTGGTATCGCTCCGATTACGACATTACACCCAAAGTCAATCCTGCCGCTTCCATTGAATCCAAGTGGATCACCAACACCCAGACCGACAAGACTATTCGTCCCATTAAACCACTGAGCATCTCCCACTAAACTTGCAGCGTCACCTAGTACCCAATCCTCAAGCGTACCATCAGTAACCTCAGCAGCCGTAAAGGAACGCACTGCATCATCGCTACTACGACGAACCTCGACTACGCTACCCGTATAGGAGTCACTAAGGTTACGCAGACTGTAAGCAGCCGCTGCCTCAATGATAGGGCCGTCACGACCCGTAGCTGTAAGCTCCCGTAGGTCAAGTGGAGGTGTGATCTGCTCGTTGACCCAGTTCGTTAGAACCGAGGTACTAATGTCCTGAGCCGTAAAGTCCCGTTCGTTATTGTCACTTTCACGACGGACACGGACAACCGCAGGGCTGTCCGATCCTAGGTTACGTAGGCTATAAGCAGCAGAAGCCCCTTCAGCAATCTGAAGGAGATTCTCGCCTACCCTATCCGTAATGGGGGTATGCCCCAGGGAACCCTTTAGGCTAAGGTACATACTAGTACTTGTGGCAGATTACTAGACCGCTAGTTACAGCAACTGCGCTGAACTGACCGTAAAGAATTGTGCCTGCGCCAATGCCTACACCCGTAAGTGCAGCACTGCTCTGGTCAACATTGTTTGCTGTAAGTACTGAAAAGTTAGTATCAGTAACTAGTTGAATAGCTCCGTATCGTTGACCAGTGACGGAGTCACCAGCGTTAAGTACTTCTGATCCAACTGAGGAAAATTCTAGTGTGTTATTTCTTGATGAACTCATAATTGTATTATAGCACAAGTGCTATCTCGCTTGGTTACTTACGTACGTTGAAAATCTTTTGTTAATAGTATTATTGTTAGATCGCATATCGATCTTTTCTAACTCAAGCGCAAGGTAAGTACCTGCAACTTGTTCTTCAGTCATAGCCTTGTCGTGCTGACCATCCATACGTAGGAAGTCTGCATACACGGAATGCGCTAAAAAGAAAAAGAACTCATATGGAATATCTGTGGAGTCCTCCGTAAAGGTAGGTAACTCCTTCTGGTAGTTTACGAATACTGAAGTTGCATCATTGGTAACAACGTTAAGTACGTGCGCACCACTTGAATCAACGTAGAACTCGTACTCTAGTGCAGAGTTACGAAGGAACGGTTGAGTCCGATAGATGCGTTGGAAGTCTGAGATATTGTCCAGGCCAGCCTCTGCATAGGGAACTAATCCTGATTCCCCCAGTGCACGCTCTTCCCCGATAACAGCGTAGCGTGGCCAGCTAGGGCTAGTACGGTACGCTTCAAATGCTCGTCGGTTGACGAACTGTAAAATATTAAGCTTTTCCTCTGGAGTAAAGCTACCTACACCCGAAAGTGCCGTTACTAAGTTATATAAATCGCTGTAGGTTTTTGTCTGCATTATAGCTTGTTCGGCGTAAGGTCTGAGAAATTCTTTTGGAAATACTGTAGGAACTCTTTTGAGTGCACTGTCTCTTGTCCGTATTTTTTAATAAGTCTAAAGTACTCACGATGCGGAATAGTTGCAACGCAACGTCCTAGTACTGGGTGCACCTTGCCACGCTGTTCCGTAGCTTCTTTACGAGCTTGGTTTACACGATTAACTTCGGTCCGTTTCTCAAGTGCAAATCCATTCTTGATTTCATCCATAAAAGCCTTATCGACCTCTGCATCAGAATAAGTTGTAGCTGGTGTAATTATATCCATATTAAAAATTAAAAGTAAAAAAGGGGAGAGGCTGGGATTATACCAACCCCTCCCCAGAAATTCAAGCAGGATTACTGAGTAATCTTACCGTGAGCCTGCGGGTGGTAAACACCGAGGGTCAATGTGCAATCGCAGAAACCACGCTCGCCGCCACCTTCGTTAGGTAGACGAGTCGAACCCATAGGGATCAGCTCGTGCACACCGTAGTACTCAGGGTTAAGCAGGTAGCCGTCATTGAAGTCCGAACCGCCAGCAATAGTTGCAGGAGCAGTGTCTGGGTTCATGTTGACGATAGATACGATGCCGTGGTCGCTTTGGTAAAGCTCGACAGAGAGTTTGATCTCAGCCTTGTTACCATCATAGTTGACCGCACGGATGCTTTCAGTAGCTCCAGCAGATACACGAGCGAAGTCAGCAATAGTGCGACGAAGGCCAGTATCAGCAACAAGCATAAGGTTGTTTGAGCTTCCAGTCTTACGGTAGATCGAAGAGATCATGTTGTTAAGAGCTTCTTCACCAAATGCACCAGAAGTGCTGATGTCGTAGATGGAAGCAGCAGGTGTACGGAAGTTCGCAGGAACGTCAGAAGGACCAGCAGAGTCGATCCAGTCACCAAGACCACGAAGGCCGTAAGGTGTACCAGCACCGTCTTCTACGCTGCGATCTTGTGTACCGATCAATGTAGCTTCGATGTCACGCTTAAGCTCACGAATAGCCTTTGCTTCAGCTTGTGCAACCTTAGCTGGGCCTACGCTGTCAACAGCTTCTTGAAGGTCAGAGACCTTGAAGTTACGGCGGAACTTTTGAACGTAGTTACCAAGGCGAGCACGGCCAGCAAACTGGTCAGTGAACGATGTTACGTCTGCGCCTTCGTCTACACCAGCAGTGCTAGGAGCAGCAAGTACGTCTACAGTCCACTCAGTGAATGTAGCACTTGACTTCTTTTTAGAAGCAGAAGAAAGAACAGGAGTTTCTTCGGGAGCCAAGATGGTAAGTACATCTGTGAGGTCTTCACGATTAGAAACGGCGGAACCAGGATTACTGGTGTCGAATGTATTTGAGAATGCCATAATATTTTATGTTTGAATTAATTAGTTTGAGAAGCAGAGCTTCTCTATTTATCTATTTTGTAGTTGAAGGGTTCTGAGAGTAATGAAGTCACTCTTATCACCTGATTGCTTGAATTGATTGTTCAAGTTCTTGATTGATTTACTTGTACGGCTTGCTGGCTTTTCTGAGCCTGCTGCACTAGGAGTAGAAGTATTTGATGGGTTAAGTCGTACCTTGGACTTAACGCTCTTTACTTCTTTCCGACCGTAGATACTATTAGCGGCGTGCGCTAGTAAGTACGGCATCTGTGCTTTAACGTCAGCGGGTAAATTAGTCATCAATGTATCGACCCGAGGGTCGCTCATAATGGCCTGGTATTCACGCCGTGTATCGTTGTCTTCACCTGTCATCCAAGGTAACTCAGCTTCAGCCTGAGCACTTAGGTGCTCCTGCATTTGTTTGCTTTGTTCAACCTTCTGGATTTCCTCCAGGCGAGCAGGAAGGAATTTGTCACGAGCCTTACGTGCCTGCAATAATGCATTGCGGACATCAGCCTTAGTCATCTCCTTACCTTCTACTTCCGTGACAACGTCATCAGCTTCATATCCGTCTGCATTGAACATAATGTCCTCTGCCCATTCAATAACATTACTAGCATCCGTAGCTTTTGATTGCAGGTCCTCAAGAGTCCCTACGCTATCAAACGGATTGTTTGTAACTTCTTTCTTTGGTGTAAGCGGATTGTTTTCCTGGGCAAACATTTTGGACTCCAGTTTTTGGAGTCTTTCCTCTGCTGCCTTTCGTTTAGCTGTGAGTTCTCCAAAGCGGGCTACTGCACGGCTGCCTAGCTTGTCGGCTAGTTCACGCAGTTCCACTTCGGACATATCATCTAAATCAATCTGAGAAAGAACTTGCTCGTCTGTTTCCGCTTCGGGAGTTTCGTCTTCAGTACTCTCGTCTGATTCTTCTACTCCTTCTACTTCTTCAGTAGCAATTTCGTCGGCTACCTCTTCCTCAACCTCGGGAGCATATTGCTCTTCTGGTTCAGGGCTTGGTTGGCCTAAGCGTTGGATCGCAAAATCCTCTGCTGTGATATTTGTTTTTTCCGCTGTATTATTTTCAGGTTCAGCGTTTCCTGCTGTGACTTCTTTGTTCATATATTTCCACTCTTCAACGCCGAGCGATAGCTATGGTTGCATTATAGCACACGAAATGTATGCTATGAAATTATTCATTGGGTGAAGTCTCTGCCCAACTGGCCATTGTAATAATCTGATCGTAGCTTAGAATGCGACCTGAAAGCTGCTGTAGCTTATCAGTTGGAACCTCGTGCATTTCTCCAATGCACTCTTCCCGCATTTGCTTGATTAGGTCAATGAAGCGGTTAAACGAATCGTGCCGCTTTAGATGTTCAATGTCTTCTTCAATCGTCATATTAGTACTGTCCTATATCTTGAGTTCCTACTTCACCCATCTGCGCTGGGGTTGTACCGATGCGGCCAATCTCAGCGTTCTGCATTTGTTGCATCTGGAATTGATACTGACCTGCGTACTTTTGCAGGCGACTCGCAAAGGCTTCGTCCTCTTGTAGCTTTTGCTGGATGTCAGGCTGCTGACCGTACTGCTCTAGTACTTGCATTGCAATCTGACCACCGCTTGCACGAGCAGGCATTTCAATGCCTGCATAGATCTTCGTCAGGTCGTCGGTTACGTCTTTAACTACCTGCTGCTGTGCATCCTCTACAGGTGTCAGCACGGAGTCCGCTAGGATCGGATCAACACTGCTTGCCATTACTGCAAGTAGTTTATCAACGTCGATACGGCCATTGCGGTCCAGTTGGATAAGCTGTGTCATTTGAGCAAGCTTAACTTCCTGAGACTTAGGGTCCGTGTTTAGCACATCGTAGTTAATAGTAATATCAAAGTCTGCGTCAGGGTCACCTCTGTCCATTACTTGTGGGTCAGGTATTCCAGTTACACGGAAGAATACTTCGTCTGGTCCAAAGCGTTGGAAGCAACGGTACGCCATACGCATAACCTCTGCATTATGCTGCAAGAACTTGTCCACGAGGAACTGCTTGCGTACACTAGAGATCTGAGAGTCTTCGTCTAGTCCGACTAGGCGATCCGCTAAACCCTCTAGGGTCTGCTCGATCTCAATAGAACCAACAGGTGCAGGAGGCACAGGTGCAAAGTCCAGGTCACCCTTACGGCGGTAAGGAATCATACGACCAGGACCCCAGTCACTTGGTGCCTGACCTACTGGGTGCAGGATAGGGGGTAGCGTCGATAAACTGTTGCGATCAATGCGAGAGTCACGCTCTACCTTAACTTGGTTCTGGATACCACGAAGAATATCTGGGACCGTAGTTGTATCATATAGACGCTTGCTGTCCTCTGACAGCTTTGTGACTACCACTGGGTAGTCCTCGTAGCCATTTAGTAGCTCACGCTTAGCGTAACCTGGTGCTTCGTTGTTCTCTCCGCTGTACTCCTTGTGGAATACTGTGCAGTAGATGCCCTCTGAACCATCGTCAGGATCGACCAACCGCTGGTACGCATACACGATTTCTATTAGTTCATGCGCCTCGTAGGCGTTATCGGTCAAGCTAGTACTGCGGCGGCCTTCCTGTTCTCTTTCAACGCTATCTATATTAACACCTCTGTAGTGCTCGATAATATAATCAACAAAATCTGCGTCCCAGCCTGCTGTAGCTACCTTATTCTCTAGCTCTTGAGCAGTGTAGTAAGTCTTCCAGAAGCAGTAAGGTGCACGCTGTGGATCAGTTACATAAGCTGGGAAAAAGAAATCTCCGTCTGGGGCAAGTGTCTTAATCTCTGGTGCGTCAATCTGACGGCGTACAGTTGGAAGCTCCGCTTCCCCGAACTTGCGTAGGTCCTTAAGTGCTTTCTTTGCTCGCTTATCTGTTACACCGTCAAAGATGTTCTGAAGCATAAACACTAGCTCATCGTCATTTTCACCTGACTGAACTGCACCGAAAATATTTGGGTCTAGCTCTGCGATCTGCTCAAGTGTAAGCTTCTGTAGGAACTGACGGTCCTCTGTGTGCCAGCCTACATAAGTAATAAGCATTCCACGCTCTAGCAGGTAGTTGGCACCTAGCTCCATTTCACGCTTGTAGCGAGGGATATACCCACTGGTTACCATCCACTTTAGGAATGAAGATACAATCTCTGCACGGGCAATATCATTGGACTCCACTGGATAAGCACGAATGTTAGACCGATTCAGCGAAGACATAAACAAAGACACCAGTCGTGTAATGCGTTCGTCAATGACGTGGCTCTCTGTGTCTGATGCTCCCTCCCAAGGGAAAGCATCTGCTCCGTGCTTGCGGTGGTCACGGCTCTTGCCTGGCCACCAGTTGCGACGATCATCGTAGCTAGTACGACACAAATCAAAATAAGCTTCCAGCTCGTTTACCGTCTGGTCGTATGCGTTGCGTAACGCAGTAATGTCTGGAGAAGCATCGACGTATGTCAGTGCCTCAAAGGTTGATTTATTTTGCATCTATTTTTTTCTTTGCTGATTTAGTAATGTCGTGAATGTAGCCTTTGTATACCCCAATTTTATCACATAATTCCTGTGGACGCATTGGTGTCTTCAGTTGGTGCTTCACATAACGATTTAAGTATTCCCAACCAGCAAGTCTGTCTACCTGCTCCTTAATCCATTCTGGATCTAAAGTAATGTCATCTTCAGGTGGATTCATTTAACATAGCGATAAGAGGTTCCATTAATGTCAGTGATTGCCTCTACGTTGACATTTTTCCCAGGCGTGAAGTAATTCTCAAATTTGCGAGGGATTACTACTGGGACCTTCTTTTGTATCTCCTTGATATACACATAGATGTAACTTCTGTTTGGAGCTTTTGAGTGCACTGCACCACGGTAACGCTTAGGCGTAAGCTCAGGAATGTCTACCGCTTCCTTTAGTATTTCCTGTCCTTCTTCGTTGATCCACCTGGCCTTTCCAGTTCCAGTAATCGTATGCTCTGGCAGCTTGCTTTCTACTAGCTCCAAGAGGTAATCCAGTTCAACTTCGTATTCATTTGCAATTGTTTGTACTCGTTTCTTAGGCATATTAGTATCCTCCTTTTTTGTTTGTAGTTGTTTGCATGGATGCATCAGACATAAAGTCTGGGCCTTCGCCACCGTTCGACATTCGCAAATAGCGTATAACGTCAAAGAAATCCTTTAGGGGTTCGTCGGACTTTCCACTAGAATTGTAGTTAATCAGGCTGTCGATCAGGTTCCCGCAGTCCTTATGGATGTAGCACATCGGTCTGTTAGCTGCGTCTACTCCTGCATTCGGGTTGTAGTTAAACCAATCATCGAGGGCAGTAATGCCCTGCTCCTCCATTACTCCGCTAGAAGGAATAAAGCTTAGACCAAAGTCATAGAAGGATGTAAAAAGATCATCATTGTTTTCGTTCTCCTTTGCAAAGAATCTCGAGTCACCAATTCTTTCGGTTACTTCAATGCCTAGGTCTTCCTCGATCTCTTGGAATAGCTCGCAGTAACCCTCTACGTTAAGGCCCACCTTCTTAGATGCAGGGCCGTATCTCCACTTCGGGTCACCGAATATAGCCCACTCCCCAAAGGTATCACGGTCTGGCCATTCTTTCCTAATAAAGACTTCTCCTTCAGCATTTACCCCAGCCCAGATGCAGGTGTAGTTCCTTGCACCAGCAGGGTCAACTACCTGATAGCAGGTGAACTCCGACTTATCCGAGATGTCGGGGAACGTCATCTTGTATTTATTCGGTTCCTCATCTAGTACATTTACTTCTGTGTTGAAGTAAGGTAGCAGTGCATTCGCTGATTTAACTGGTACGCCGTAGGCACGTACCATTATGACCGACTCAGGCTGGTTGACCAGGTCCTTGGCTATACGTTCGTAGCCACCAAATGGATTCTCATCTGAGTGCAGGTATACAACACTTGCATCTCTACTAGGGCTATACTGCTCAATAGGTACTGGCTTTTGTTTCAGTAGTGCAGCAGGTCTAGTCTGCAGTGTTTCTGCATTCTTTAGGTACTCAGAGATAAACGGTGTATATCCGTCAATCGGGGTAAACCCAATGAGCATCTTAGAGTTACGGGTAGCCAAGCGGAACCGCAAAGTATTAACCAGTGCAGCGTCTCCTAGGTACTCGTCTAACCAAGCCCCGATATTCAACCCTGCTGGTTTCTTGAACCCGAACTCAAAACCCTCAAGGATAGTCTGGTTGTTACTGTACTGAGTATAGGTCTTGAAATCTACACGGGTCCTGGTATCTGGGAAGATAAACGAAGAGGCCGTGAAGCCATTCTGCATAGAGTAGTTGATGTATCCGTCTACGCTCTTGGTCTTGCGCTTGAACTCTTTGGGCATCATCTCCCATACGGCGGACTGCTGTACCTTGATGGAGGTATCTGCATTCTGCGAGAAGCATACGATATGCCCGTCCATACTTTCGGTGACGGCTTCCATAAGCATCTTGGCACAGCCAGTAGTCTTGCCGCTGCGATTGCCACCTAGTGCCAGTACTTCATTGTTCTTACGTAACCCTGTACGTATGCGGTCCCATCCAGCTAGGTCAAAGCCGTAGCGTATAGGGTCTTCCTCTGCTGCCTGTATACGTCCTTCGTGAGCCTCGTGCAGGGCCGCCAATAGTTTAGGGTCCTGCTCTCCAAGCAGGACTATCTCCTCGTCTGTAGGAGGTCTAATTATTGGGTGCTCTGTAAAGGTGATCGGCATTACATATATAAATCCACAAGCATATAAATATTAGCAAATACTAATATAAGGGGAATACTGACCTGTACGGCTTCTATTAGCATTATTTTGACTTTTGTGACTTATGCATCTTCTGGACTGCAGGCTTCTTACTCCAGTCAATGTCGTCGTAGTTCTTACGCTGCTTTTCAGCGTTGTGCCCTTTTCTGGGTCCGCTTCCTTTAGTGCTCATCTGTTTCTATCATTTCTTCGCCAATTTCATAGAATGCTTCACCTATGCTCTGTGAGTGATACCCCAGGGCGTGGCACATACGGCACATCACTTCTAGCACTTGATGTGCAGTTAGGCCATCTTCGGGTGAGTCAATCGAGACGCTTTCTCCGTGTTTTTCAATTGTTATTTTCATCTATTTTATGTCTAGGTACTTTCTTGTTTGCATCATACATCTTCATTGCTAACTCCAGAACCATATGCTCGCTCCAGCCAGCAAAGGGTCCACGCATAAAGACTTGGGTGAGGTCATCGGGATCCCGCTCTTGATACTTCTTAAGTGTCAGTGCAATCCAATGGTCAGTTGCTAGTTGCCACTCATTCCGTGCCTCTAGGTGTTTACTCATATCAGTCTGTTACTTCTACTACCTCTGCCTGCTTAAGCTTCTGGATTCTGTCCTTGGCTGCCTTGATTGTTTCTTCGTAGTCCTCCTGTGTAATGACCTGGCGGTCCTCAGTTATCTGCGTGGCCTCGCCACGAGCAGTGAATGCCTGACGTGCGGAATTAGATACCGATATAGAAATCTCCTTCAGGTCCCTGATGGTAGGCTTTAACTCCCCTGATTCCAGGTCTTCCCGAACTGAGTTGATAAGGTCCTCCTCTAGGCTAGACAGATTCAGGTAACTCTTGGCGGCAATCTTGCCGCTTAAGTCCCTGAACTTTCCTAGATGATCCGTGTAGTCCGACAGGACGCTGATGACTGTTTCACGATCAATGCCGTACTTCTTAACAATCCTAGTCTGACTGTTGCCAGTGCTATACAGGTACAAGATAGATGCCACCTTCTCTGGGTTATGCCTAGATAGACTGCGGACCTGAGCTATCTCCTTCTTGTCAGCTACCTCCCAGATGGCACCCTGGATCTCAGCCATCAAGGCTGATTTATCTTCAGATGAACTTTCCTCTATCATTATTATATTATTTACATATAATGCTTGACAGTCAAGCTAAAAGAACTGTATAATGTATATATACTCCTTAAGGAGTCCAAGCCTTAAAGAGTTTCTTGCCCGCAGGGCAAAAGAAATAAGGTATCCCTAGGGACAAAGAAATACTTAACAACACTCCTTAAGGAGTACAGCGGCGGGGAAGGGCCATGAGTTGATTATTTTTTTAGAGGGTGGTTTATGAATACACATTTCAGACTTGACTGTTGTAAGTTACCCCCTCCCCCCATCAACGTCGCCTCCGCAAGGGACATGAAGCTACCCCGATCGGGCACGGCAAGGGACGAACGAAACCCCAGCATAAGCGCAGCTAATACCAAGTCCGCAACCTCGGCTCCATAAGCCCAGCTAATAGCACTGGCATCGGCTCGGGGGAATAAGCACAGCTAATCCCGTGGAATTTCACGGGTATGAGATAAGTTTTTCTTCTTCG